CGCCGATCAGCCGCGAGCCGAAAGACTGGAGAGAGGCGTACTACCGCGACGGGCTTTCGGACGTTGAACCGAAGCTCACTGACGAAGAGGAGTCGCTCATCAATCTGATCTTATGGGCGGTGTGGCGTCGCAGAGAAGAGCTGATACTCGAGCCGTGGCTTTACGGCATCGAGCCTTTTCCGCCCGCTGTCGAAATCACTGTCTCGACAAAAGCTGGCTTGAATCGGTACCTGGTCGGCTTGACAGAAGATCGCCGGATGGTGTGGCGCGAGTGGCACGATAGCTTTAACACCTTTTCACTTTTGCGGTGGGACTTTTCGCAAAAGGGCGAAGCGATCGATATCTCACTTCACCCGTGTCTAATCGTCGAGATGCGGAGGCGCTTCTTTTTACGTGACGAGGACCCGGAAGACTTATGTTCAAACGACTAAGGATCAGTCTCGCTCTTCTCGTCCTCCCGGCTGAATACCGGCAGCTCGGCCGGGCTCTCATGCAGCTCGGACAAACGATGAAACAGATCGCCGATGCTGGAAAGGTGCTGGAGATTGCGCGGGCGATCGAGGCAGTCAAACAAAAGAACGCCGCCAGTCAGGAGGTCTCAAAAAATGGTTTTCACTAGAGGGCGCTCGAAATATCGAGCAGTCCCGACCTTCGTCGACGGCATCCGCTTTCACTCGAAGAAAGAGGCGGCCAGGTATCAGGAGCTCCTACTTGCTCAACATGCGGGCGATATCCTCGACCTAGAGCTACAGCCGGCCTTTAAGCTCTATGTGGAAGGAAAGCTCATCGGAACTTACCGCGCCGATTTTAAGTATCGAGATGTCGAGCTTGGCCGCGAGGTCGTCGAGGACGTCAAAGGGTTTAAAACAGAAGTTTACAAGCTGAAAGCTAAGCTCTTTCAGGCGCTCTATAATAGGTATGAGTTCCGTGAAACGTAATAACGTGGAAACCTTCACCGCCGACCCTCAATCCGAGCGCCACGCCTGGACGGGAGAACACAAGCTCGCTCGAGCGGTGATACTAAACGGGCTTCGGGAGGCCGCCCACGCTCCATATCCGCATCAACGGGCCGACGCCCTTTCGTGGTTACTCTCGGACTCGACCGAGCCGTGCTCGTTCTTTTGGTGGCTTTCATTCCTCACCGACGACGTCGAGGGAATCTCAAGTGTTATTCGAAAAAAAGTGGACCTAAATCAGATCAAAACGCGGTCCGCTCAATGCGCGGAAGGTCAACGCACAATCTCGGAGGAGCATCGCGCCGCCATCGGAAAAGCGATAACGAACAGCTGGAAAGAGCGGAAGCGAAGACGTCACGAAGAGCGAGTCGCAAAACTTGCCGCCTTGATGAACCTTCGCAAAAACTCTACTACTTGACGGGAAAATTTCGGTGATATTATTGAGGGTGGAAGGGTGTTCTTTCAAAGTTACCGAGCAGCGATAGCGTTTTATCTAAGCCAATCGCCGGCGCGTCAGCGAGCAATCAACTTGCTGGAACCTACCTCGGCAGCTCTGCCGCCGACCGACGACTTCGCAGGTTATTTCGGCGGACTCGACTCACCTCGAGACTTACACGCCAAGGTGACTCACTCGCTGAAGCGCACGCTCGCCGAGTTTGACATGAGTCACCGAAAAGCCTTCGCGCTTTATCACTTTTCCCGGTGGCACGTTGACGAAATCGCCGAGGTTCTCGAGACCTCGCCGAAAAAAGTCTATCGGATGCTGAACCGGGTTCGCGATGAGTTCGAACGCGACCTCGTGGCGCATCAGCTCCTCGTCCCTGAGCTTTACAACTAACGAAGAAATGAACCGCGAAGGTCCCGACCAGAAGCCGGCAACCGGCGCGGACAACCTTTCACAACAACGATTCTCGAAGGAGCTTGCAGACTTTAAAAAATCGGTACGACCCGACATGATTCTCGACGGCATCCGCTTTCATTCGAGGTGTGAAGTCGCGGCAGCGATTCTCCTCGAGCGGTACGTTCCACGGTTCAGGGTTAAGGAGGGCGAAACCTACCAGGTCCCGATCGGGTTCGGCCGGTTCGTTGACTTCGCGCTCGAAAAGGACGGGAGAAAATATCTGCTCGAGTATCATCCCGCAAATCTCAAGTTCGAGATGAACGGGAAAGCTTACGCCCGGCTCTGTCAGGCGCTCGGCACCGTCGAGCCGAAAACACGGCGCGCAATCCGCGACGCGATTCGAGACGATAAACTGGTCGATTATATTCGAAAGCGCGCGTTTTGCATTCAATTCTCGCCGATTGAAGAGGTGCAGAAGAGCACGCTCATCGTCTGCGATAACCCGGTTCAGTTTTACCGACTCGTGATCAGAAAGTTTGGTTCAAATGTCCCTAACGAAAAACAGTTCTTACGCGAGTGGATTCGCGAGGAGCACACAGGCGGCCGTGGTCGCTCTGGTCCTCCTCGCGATGGCGGGATGTCTTAAAAAAAGCATCTCACCGCGACCGCTCGCCATCGAGTGGCACCTTACCCGATTCGACGATATGGACTCGTCGTTTTCGTAGGTTTTAGTTTTTTTCTCTCCTCGACCGGTCGCGTTCCGTGTCCATCGGCGCGACCGGTTTTTTTCTCGCTTCGCGGAAGGAGCCGCGACGAGAGTTATCAACAGATTTTTCTATGCAGACACGATGGGCCGCGGTAGACCGACGAAGTTCTCAAAAGAGCTCGGCGAAAAATTCTTCGATGAGTACGTCAAGTCGGACGGGACAATCGAGAAGGCTTCGAAAGCAGTAGGGATCGACTTCAAGACTTTTTACCGGTGGACAGAGGATCATCCTGATTTTTGCCAGTTGTACGCGCGCGCGCGTAAGCTTAAAGCTTCGAAGATGTTCGAGGAGATTGTCGAAATCTCTGACGACCTCACCCGCGATAAGTTTGTTGATGAGCGCGGAGATGAGCGGCCCGATCACGCGGCGATCGCAAGGGCTCGGCTCCGGGTCGATACTCGAAAGTGGATCATGTCGAAGGTGCTCCCGAAGCTTTACGGCGATGACATTCTCCCTGAGAGTGAAAAGACCGAGCCGAAAGAGCGGCCGTCTGTTTCGTTCGTTTTTTCTGACAAGCCGACCGAGGCAAAATGACGACGGTCATCGTTCCGGCGGCGTGGTGGGTCGGCGAAGCAATTAAGGATTCCGAGACCGAGGTTTTCGCGGTGACCGCTGGACTTGGCGCGGGAAAGACCCACGGCGAGGTGCAGTGGCATCACCTCCTCTCGACGGAGTTCAACCGAGAGGCGAAGTATTCGGCGTTTCTTGAGCCGACGTTCCAAAAGATTCACGACGCGGCGATCCCGACTTTCCGAAAGGTCCTCGCTCAATGCGGCTACACGGAAGGCCGGGATTTTCGCGTGATAAAATCACCGTACCCGAAACTCATTTATATCGAGACGGGTCACGAGGTGCATTTTCTCTCCGCGGATGCGCCGAATAAGATCATCGCGGCGGAGTATTCCCACGCGAGCGAGGACGAGTCGGGTATAATCACTCGCGAGGCGAGCGATAACCTCCGCTCTCGTATTCGAGCACCGGGCGGGACGCGGTGGCAGATGTTCAAGTCAGGAGCGCCGCAGGGCTTAAACGACTTTTCGGATGTCTTCGATTCTGAGACGCTCCCAGGCTGGGATCTGTCCGAGTTGAAAGACCATCGGCACCGGGAGCGAAAATTCAGGCGGTTCACCGTCTGGACCGATGACAACCCGCACATTCGGCCGGGATACATCGAGCTCCTCCAAGACACCTATGGGCACTCAGCGGCGCTCATTCAGTCTTACAGGTTCGGGCGGTTCGTTCCGTTTACCTCCGGGCTTGCAGCCTCGAATTACGCGCCGCAGCGCCATGTGGTCACCGATATCGCGGGCGACCCGGCGCTCGGTATCGATCTGACTTGGGACTTCAACGCGAACTCCCGGCTTGCCTGGGCAGCGCTTCAGAACTTTACGTTCGAGGAGTACGGAGAGCGGATCTCTCGGTATCTCGTCGTGGATGAGGCAAACGAAGGGCACTCGCACCTTGATGAGGCGGTGCTCGAGTTCTCGAGAAAATTCCCGGTTACTTACTTTCGAGATACGCCGATCGCGCTCATGGGCGACTCGAGCGGCAACGCGAAGAGTCATAAGACGCCCGGCAGCGATTACGACAACATCAAACGGTACTTAAAAGACCTCGGGTATCGTCGGGTCGAGATCATGGCGGCGGCATCGAACCCGCTCGAGACTGAATCGGTCGAGGCACTAAACCGGGCGTTCGCTAAGAACCTCGTGTTCGTCTGCCGTCGGTGCGTAAAGATTCAGCGCTCGCTCTCCTCGACTACCTGGAAAGAGGGAACGCGGAAGCTGGACAAGCCCGCGGAGGACGACTGGACGGATCATTTTGACGCTCTCAAGTATCACGCCTTCGCTCGGTTGAAGAACTTCACCGGCAGGGCAGGGAAAAAAGTTTACGGATTAAATCAGTGACGAAGCTCTATCAACATCCCGACTATGCGCGGAAGGCGCGGTCATGGAAAATGTACCGTGACCTCTACGAGGGCGATCACGCAACGCTTACGAGTGAAGTGTATCTCTGGCCGCACGTTCTCGAGCGAGCGAGTCAGGACGGCGCGCGGATTCGGCAGATCAGGGAGCAGCGAAGCCGATATACAAACTATATTGAGAGCATCGTTTCAACGCTTCAGTCTATTTTCTTTGTTCACTCGCCCGATATTGAAGAGGCAAGAGAGCAATTCGGAGAGAGCGGACTTCTCGATGATGTGAACGGGACGGGCGCCGACCTGCTCTCGTTCATCAAGAATGATATCTTTGTCTCGTATATCCTCTACGGCTATCCGATCGTATTCGTCGATGCGCTCCCGACTCGAGCGGAGACGGTGGCGGAAGCCCAGGCAGCGGGTCTTCGTCCGTTCCTTCAGGTCTTAAACCCGATCGATGTCGTCGATTGGTGGATTGAGCCGGGAGCGGGATTCCAGGCGCTTCGCTTCGAGTATTTTCTCGACGAGCCGCGAACGAACCTTGAGGAAAAGCCAAAACGGAATCGTTACTCACGGCAGCTCTTTCTCGAGAACGGAATCTACAGCGCGCGGCGGTATCGCCTCGCGACGAATGAAGAGGTCGAGGCATCGCAGTCACTTAAAAACCCGCTTTCAAGTGGCGACTGGATGCTCGATGCTGAAATGAGCGTTCCGGGTCTTGAGCGGCTTCCGATTGCGGCGATCTTCAACCAAGAAAGCTGGATCAAGGACGCGGCTCAAGAGGCGCTTCGATTCTTTAACCTCGTTTCGACGCGCGACAATATTCTCAATAATCAGGCTTACCAACGGCTCTTCGTAGCGTCCGATATCGATGACGATGCGTTCCTCGCGATCGGCGAGTACACCATCGGGCGGCTTCCGAAAGACTCAAACGTGATAGCTATCGAGCCGACCTCGACCGAGGCTATCGAGAAGGCGATCGCCTCGTCGTCTCTTAACATTTTCAAGGTGGCGTTCAATCAATCGCGGGCGCTTCCGTCCGATTCTGGCTCGGTTGAGGCGGCCGATACTCTCGCCGAGCGAAAGCAGGATCTTCTCTCGATGGTGCTCTCCACTATCGACGAGCTTGAGAAGCTTACGAACGATGCGCTCGCTCTATACGCTCGTTTTGCTGGAATCGAAAGCTATTCCGCGCGGGTGAAGTTCTCGCGCGACATCACGCAGGGAGCAATCGAGCAACAGCTTCAGATGTTCGCAGCGAACCGCGACCTCATCGCTCGGTTCCCTACCTGGGAAAAAGCCTGGGCGAAAAAGGTGGTAAAGAAGATGGCGCTCCCGGAAGAGGCCGAAATTATCGAAGAGATCGACAATGGCGACGAAGCGGGACAAGAGGGAGATCGCGCTCCAACTTCGCTCGAGGGATAACTCGATCGAGGCGTTTATCGCTAAGCTCGGTCGACTTCTAGACCGCAATCTTTCTTCGCTGATCGAAAGATTGCGCGGCGGCGAGGTTATGGCGGCGGAAGCCGCTACCATGCTTGGCGGTATATTCTCCGAACTTCGGGCGGCCGGTCTCGACCGTGAGCTCGAGCGTATCGACGAGCTTTATCGTGAGGAGCTCGATACGGCGCGCGAGGTTGTCTCCCGTGTCGCTGCAGACCAGGTCATACTCACCAGAACCACAGAAAGGTCTCTCGAGTCTTTGATCCAGGTGGATAAGCGGAAGATCGAGGGCGCTCTTCAGAAATATTCGAGCGACATCTCCTCGGCGGTCATGAGGCAGGTAGTATTAGGCGAGAAACTGAGTAGCACCGACCTTCGAGAGCAATACGGCGACCGGCTCGCCTCTCAGCTTTCGACCGAAATTCAAACGTCCGTCTCGGCGTTTTCTCGGACTTCGACCGCGACTCTGGGAAAAGAGCTTGGGATCGAGCTCTGGGAGTACCTTGGACCCGATGACGGAATTACCCGGGAGTTCTGCAAAGATTGCCTCGACGGGCGCGCTCCCGGTGTAGAACCTCGCGACGTGGCGGTTTACACCACCGAGGAGATCGCGAGGATGGATAACGAGCAAGGTCTCGACGTGATGATTTATTGCGGCGGTTATAACTGCAGGCATCAATGGCGCCCGATTGATCTCGAGCGTGCGAAGGCGCTTGGTTTTAACCCTTAAACATTTATTTTTTCGTGAAGGAAACAAAAGATGACTCTTTGGAATGACATTCTCGGACTCGCGGTAACAAAGGTGACGGCGAGCTACACGGTCGGCCCGAATGACGTGATTATCGGCGTCGGCGGCTCCGGAGCTCGTACGATATCGACGCCCGCAGATGGTCAGGTCGCCGGTCGAATCCTCATAATTAAAGATGAGGCCGGAAATGCTGCGGCTGGAAATATCACTTTTGACCCGGCCGGTTCGGTAACGGTCAACGGTTCGGCTACCAACGTTATCAACACGAACAACGCCGCGATCCGAATGTACTGCGACGGCGCCAACTGGTTCTTGATCTAGTGACAATCAAGATCACAATCCCGCCACTCGCTCAGACCTTGACCGACGACATCCTAAAGAAGCGGCAGGAGGCGTTTAAGGGCGCCGTTTTGAGCGAGCAGGCGGAACTTATTTCTCGAACACAGTCGGGTCGGGAGATATCCGGAAAAGGGTTTTCGGCATACACCGAGAAGTATGCAAAGTTTAAAAAGGCGCGCGGCCGAAATGACTCGCCGCCCGACCTAACGTTTTCCGGCACGATGCTCAAGGCAATAGATTCGAGGTTTGAGACTGACGCGGATGGTTCAGTCAGAGCAACGATTTTTTTTAATCAGCCTCTCGAAGCAGCGAAGGCTCAGGGCAATCAAGAGAAGCGACCGTTTTTCGGATTCTCCGAGAAGCAGGTCAAACGAATAACCGAACGACTACGGAAGGTAACGAGATGAGCGAAGGAAACGCGAATCAGACCACAGAAAAGACTTTTACGCAGAAAGATATCGACGTTGAGCGCGCCCACGCTCAAGCGGCGAAAGCCGAGCTCGATGAGCTCCGGTCGAAGTTTAAAGACATCGACCCGGCAAAATATGGCGAGCTCAAAACGCAGCTCGATACGCTCATGAGGGAGCGGGCCGCGAAGGGTGGCGATAAAGAGAGGGAAGACCTCGAGGCGCACCTTAAAAACGAGTACGAGACCCGCTACGCTTCGAAGTATACCGACCTCGAAACCCGGGCAAGCTCAGCCGAGACCGAGCTGAAGCGCCTTCGGGTGCGGGCTCCTGCGATGACAGCGGCGGCGACGATGATCGCGAAGGATTCTCTGCCTCTTGTGGAGTCGCTTATCGAGCGAGAGCTCGGGTTCGTGGATGGCGAGATCGTTGCCGTTGACGACAAGGGACGGCCGCTCGCATCGGAGGATAATCCGCGGAATCCGAAGATGGCGCTCGATGAATACCTCCGCCGGCTTGTGTCGCGCTATCCCTCGATCGCGCTCAATAAACAGCTACCCGGCACCGGCGATCGTGGTGTTCGCTCTTCCTCGGGTGGCTCGAGTGGATCGGCCGCTCTCCCGCCCGACCTCGCGCGATGGGCACCGGAGAAGCAACGGGAGTTCTTCCAGTCGAATCCCGAAGCGCGAAAGGCGTTTTTAAATAACGCCGGATAAACAGATTTAACCAACTGGCGATCATGTGATCGTCATTTATCTTGAGGTTTTTACTTTATGGCTGGCGAAACACTTTATTCGTCAAATGTCACCGTTGCGGCGGCGGTGGATGCCGAGATCGTTCCGATGTTTACATCGGCTTCGATCATGGCTGGACTCGTCGCACCGTTCGCCGTTGGGATGGCGAACACCAACGCGAAGCGGCTCCCGAAGTCGGGCAGCATCACGGCTTCGGTTGTCTCTGAATCGAACGCGGCGAGCCCGCAGGTGCTCACCGATACGAGCGTCCTTTTGACCCTTCAAAAGGCCGTGGTCGTAACGAAGCCCACCATCGAGGCCGTGCGGTTCGCAACGAACGGGACGAACGTGCAACGGCACGCCGCGCTTTCCGCTCAAGCTTGCTCGGTCAAGTTTGACACTGATGCACTGGCTCTTGCGACCTCGGTCACCCTGAACGTTGACACCGGCGCCTCGGCGACCGTCGCGGGTCTACAACAGGCCGCTTATTCGGTACGGAATGGTAACATCCCATATTCGAATCTCGCTTTCGTCGGAAACTATAAGCAGCTCTTCCAGATCGAGGGTGATATTCGGACGTCTGGTAACGCGATTTACGGTAACCCGAACTTCTCGCTCGGCGCCGTAAATAGCACGCAGGCGCGGATGGGTTTCAAAGGTCAGCTCTTCGGCGTTGACCTCTATGAGACCGGCGTCAACGCGACCGCGTCGTCTAACAACGTGGGTCTCGTGTTTAATCCGCAGCTCGCCATCGCGGCTCTCTATCCGGCCGGCTCCGCGCCTGGATTCGAGACCTCGATCAGTGAGGAGCTCGGATTCCTCGAGAGCGTATCGTTCATCAAGACGATCATGTGGTATCAGGTCGCGCTCTATAACGATGCGGCCGCCTGCCGTCTCTTGTCCGACGTTTAATCCGAACTGATTCGGTTTATTCAATTGACCGCCCGGAGGCTCACTGCTTCCGGGCGGTTTTTTATTAAAGGATATCTCGCATGGAAGCGATCAACTATAAGCTCCTCAATCCGAAGGAGCAGCCGGGCGTTATCATTAAAGCCCGCCGAAAGACCGTCGCAACTGACGGCTCTTTTACTGAGTTTCAGGAGTTCGAGTTTCTCCCGTTCGACCTCTCCTGGATGACCCTCGATCATTTCACTCGGATGGTGACCCGCCCAGGGTGGGCCGTCGTCGAGGTCGTCAACGCTGAAAAGCTTCCACGCGACCGGGCCGATAATGAGATCCCGGATGAGGCGGCGAAAATCATCAAGTTTTGTTCTCACGTTTCTGACGTTCGGACGTCGGTTGAAGCCGAGCTCCGCGCCTCGATTCGAGCACAGGTCGAAGCCGAGATGCGGGCCGCACCATTGAACGATATCGCCACAAAAGCGAAGCAAGTCAAAATCTCGGAGCTTTCAAAATGAGCGAAAGACAAGAAGCCGAGCGCAGAAAGTTTGAAAACTTGATGCGTGAAACTAAGGAGCTGGTGACGGTCACCGGCAACGCCGGGAGAGTGACGGAAGATCAGATTCGAAAACACTGTACCGATGTCGCGGAAAGAGCGAATCGGGAGACACTTAAAGGAAAATAGTCATGGTCGTTGAGGCTGAAATCAGAAATTGGATGAGACTCGCCTTCCGAGAAGGGAAGAAAGAAGAGATCCCGGCGCATATCCTGGCGATTCTCGAGGCAGAGGCAGCTCAGCACTCCGTCGAGAAGAAAGAACAAAAGAAGGGAAAAGAAGAGTAAAAGATGCCCGCTCCGTACCTCTTCGGTCAAAATCTGGTCTTTGAGTTTTTCCCGCTCGCCTACGATTCGAACCTGTCCGCAGCCCAGCTGACGAACGTTTCGCTGGTCAACGCTTATGTCTTCACGGATATCGCGAAGCCGGGAAGCATCGCGGCGAGTCAAGCCGGGACCGGTGCATTCCAAGGGCCGATCACCTCGTGGACCGCCGGGAATGGCGGGTTCTCTTTCTCAATCTCAGCGATAAACGACCCAAGCCCGGAGCTTTACCTCTCCCGGTATATTTACTGGGTCGCGGTGAACTTCCGCCTCGATACCGGCGCGCAGATTCAGACCGTCCTCGCTCCTCTTGAGTTGTGGCGCGTTGATGCTTCGTTCACCCGGATCGGGACCGACGACGCGACGCTCGAACAATTCTTTCCCTCGATTGATTCACTTTATACCCAGGCTCAGCAGCTCGCGGCGATATCCGCCGCCACGCTCGCGATTAAGAGCCGCATAAAGGCTCAGGGCTTCGATTGGGCGCGCATCTATCGTCTCGATAGGCTGAACCTCATCGTTGCTTATAAGGCGCTCGTGATTCTTTTTATCGGGCAGACAACCGGGAGCGGCTCCCGCTTTCCCGACCTGGTAGAATACTATGGCGGCGAGCTTGAGGCGGCGCTCAAATCCCTCTCGATGGAGTATGAAGATGACTCCCGGGCGCCCGAAATCGTAAAACAACCCAACGCCTTTAAGGTGCTCTTTCGATGAGCTCGCCGAATGATGTCAGAACGGCGTGGAATACCGGAGTATGGACCCACGCGACGATCACGACCATCACGCCGAAGATTTATTCTTTTGACCTTCCGATCACGACCGGGTTCGAGCTCGGTCAGATTCGGCACTCGCAAGAAATAAATTTCTTCATCTACCTTGTGTCGTATACTGAGGTCGCAACGGCGGTTAGACAGATGGAGCAACGCTTCAGGGTGGCCGTTCAATATTACCGCGAGCACAATCTGGCCGGCTCGAACTATAACGCGGCGGTAGATGCGCTCTACTCTCTTCATTCGCGGGTTCGGGCGGGTCTCGGCAACACCTGGTCGGGAACGGTTGATTATCACGAAACGCCGCGCGAACCCAGACAACCGACCATCGTCTCGATTGATGCGCGTCCCGTGTGGAAGCTCGAGACGAACTTTGATGGCCTAAAGATTTTAGACTTATAACCTTCAACAGGTTCAGGAGATTTTAACATGACGATTGCGAAATCAGGATTAGACACGCTCGCGGGCGTGAGAGTGGCGAGCACCTGGGGTACTCCCGTGGCATGTGGCGCGACCCATCGGCTTCCGGCGGAAATCAGCGACAGCGCGAACGAGAGCGAGCTCGTCGCTCGACAACTCGGCAGCGGCAACGCGATGGCGACGAGCGCGACCAAGGCAAACATTCAGCCGACCGTATCGCTCACGATGGATCTTGGATTCCGTAACAACGCCGACACCATCCTCGCTCAGTTCTTTGGAACGGCTGCGGCTCCAACACAACAGACGGCGGGTCAAGGCGATTACCTTCATTCGCTTCAGTTTAACACGACCTTAAACTCGAAGTATTTAACCATCGCTCGTGAGAGCTCCACCTCAACCGTGATCGAGTATCCCTCCTGCGCGACCCGGTCGGTGACGATTCGGACAACGCAGATCCCGGGATACATGGAGCTCGCGGCGGAACTCGTGGCGAATACGATCGCGCTTTCCTCGGTAACGAATACGAACGCGACCCTCGCAACGACGAATATTACTGATCCAACGATTGCGACGGCCTCATTCTCGGATGATTTCTGGATCGATACGCAGGCCTCGGCGGCGCTCGCATCGGCCGATCAGTTAAATATCACCTCTTATGAGCTCTCGCTGACCCGTCCGCAGATTCTCCCGACGGAGATCAAGGGCTCGGCCGGCAACGGCGCGCCGATCGCGGATGGTCTTTTCGAGGGCACCTTGACCGTCACGCTTGCTCAAAACGCGAATCATACTTGGTTGACCGCGTGGAATGCCGAAACGGTTTACAAATCGCGGCTCCAGGTGGAGAGCACGCAGATTGGAACCGGCTTAAATCGTCAGTACAATATTTACCTGCCCGGGATGGTGCTCATTCAAAAGCCGGAAATTAATCTGGCGAACGATGGCGCGAATCCGGTGACGCTGACCTTTAAGCTTACGAAGCCGAGCGCGAACCCAACCGGGATGAGCTCGACCTATCCATATATCGAAGTGGTGAACACTCTTTCGACCTCGCTCCTCGCGTAGTCGAGACATTAAAAAAGGAAAGGAACGGATGAAACTGCGAAAGGATTCGCTCGTAGTGACGCTCGAGGATGCTAAATTCTACTTTAGCATCCCGAGCAGAAAAAAGTTTTACGAGAAAGCGGCGACAAATTCTTACGAGGACATGTGCGCCGAAGCTCTCGAGCGCGTCGAGGGACTTGAGGACGAGGCCGGAAATAAAATTGAAGACCTCAAAGTCTTTGAGCTTCCGATCGATGTATGGAAAAAACTCTTCAACGCGTGGCTCGCTGAGATGATGAAGCTCCTGGGAGTTGCTCCGGAGGCGGAACAAAAAAACGTGATAAGCTAGTTCGGCTCCTTCGGTCAAATCTTTACGAGCCGGGCTTAAACTGCCCGAACTGCTTTCGGTTCAAGCGGGAGCAGAGTAAGGCGCCGCGGTGCGAAACATCCCACGGATGCCCGATCGAAGACATCGTGACCGGGCCGGAGTCGCATCGATACTCTCGAACGGTGGAGACTTTCATTCAATCGGAGTCTCTCTCGTTGTCTCCCGCGTATGCGTCTCTCGAGAGGCGTCTTCTTAAAGATGGCGGCGTTCTCGACCTCGCGCCGACAACACTTATCGAGATGAAGTCGACCTTTGCTCAGTGGCGGGCATGGATTTCAAAAAGAAAATAGAAAAACAGTCTTATGGCTTTTGGCTCCGATAACGACATCAAAATCGTTTTGACGCTCGACTCCGGCGGTGTCGTTAGGGAGTTGAAGCAGGTCGGCGGCGAGCTGGAAAGACTCGGCGATGGCGCCGCGCAGTCTGGGCGGTCTGTTTCTGGCTTGGAGTCCGTGTTCTCCTCGGTCGGTGGTCAGATCGTTGTCTTCAATCAGGCTCTCGACCTCGTCCAGCGCACCTTCGGGATCGTGAGTTCTGCGGCGGGCGCCGTTTTTAAGACTATCGAGCGCGGCTCGGCGGTGGCGGACGTCTCCGAGTCGTTTGCGAAATTAGCAACGCAGGCAGGGACAACCGCCCGGGTCTTTGGAGAGCAGCTCAACAAGGCAACCGGCGAGACGATAGCGACCTTTGACTTACAAAGGAAAGCGATCGAGAGCTTACGAGCCGGGGTGAAGCCCGATGAATTCATCCTATTGACTCAAGCGGCGCGGGCGCTTGCCGAGCAGACCGGCGGCGACACAACCGAGGCCCTTAACGAGCTCTCCACTGCGTTTGAAACCGGCCGCGTTCGTGGGCTTCAAAATAAACTAGGAGTCTTAGATCTCACCCGGGCGGAAGAGGCGCTTGCTAAGCAGCTGGGCGTTTCCCGGGAAGAGCTAAGCGCCGAGGGTCAGGTCCTCGCCGCTAGGAATGCGCTACTCGACGCAAGCGCGCGGAAGGTCGCTGAAGTCGGCGATATCTCTGCGGACGCCGGAGACCTGATCGCACAATTTAATAAGGCGCTCAGTGACGCATCTAATCAGGCGGCGCTCGCCGTCGCTTCGAACCAGTCTTTAAACGAGGCCCTATCCCGTCTTTCCACTCTAGTTCGTGAGGCAGATTTCTCGCCGATTATCGATGCTTTCTCGACGCTCGTCAGTTTCGGCGGTGAAGTAATAAAGATTTTTGTTGATATCGGAACCGCCGTCGGCACGTTCGCAGGGAAGCTCGCCGATGAAGCAATTACAAATGCGAGCGATGAGTTTAACCGGTTAAAAAAGGCGATCGGCGGAACCTCAGATGAGGTCGTCGTAGCGGCGAAAGAGGTGCAGTCCCTTTCGGATTGGATGGACGAGCAGACTAAAGCTCAGGAAGAATTATCGAAGGCGACTCAAAAAGACACGAGCGAAAAGAAAGAAAACAACAAAGTATCGGCGGACGCTCGCACCCGCCTCGTGGACCTGGTAAACCGGAAAAAAGAGGATAAGACAGTCACCGAGTCAAGCGCCAAGGCGATTCAGGAGTGGACGAAGTCTCTTTCTTTAAACGCCGACCAACAGGTTCAGACGACCTTCACTTCGAAACAGCTTCAGGAATCTATTAAACAGCTCGGCGGGTCAGCGGAAGAGACCGGCGAGGCATTCTCCCGACTTACGGCATTAGATTCGCTTGCGTCTCTTGACTTCACCGGATTCGCTGCGGAACTCTCAAAACAAGCCGGCGAGATTCAGACGGCTATCGAGCAAGCCGCGGCGGACGCTCTTCGTGCGGCGTTTGAGGGCGGCAATCGGGAAGACTATAAAGAGATCGCAAGCAATCTCGGCGGCCAAATCGGCGCTACATTCGGGCCGATCGGAGAGGTACTGGGCGAAAAGGCAGCGGAAGCAATCTTCGACGGGCTCGCCTCATTCTTCGGCGATCGTAATGAGCAGGGCAAGGTCCGGGACTCCCTCGATGCGTTCTTTGGTGAGCTTCTAAAAGACAACCCGGCTCTGGTAATCTTTCAGGATCGGCTCAAACAAATCTTTGACCTTGATTTTCTTCGTGGATCGAACGCTTTCACCGACGGCACGTTCGACGATACCCTTCAAGGTCTGTCAGCTTCA